TCGCGTTGGCGATCTTCGCCGCGCTCTGCTTGCTCTTGCCCTCGCGGCGCAGGGCCTCGTACTTCGGCCAGTTCTTCACCGACTTGCCGGGCATGGCTACTTCTTCTTGCCGCTGGCCTTCTTGCCACCCATGCCCTTCATCGGCATCCCCGGCATCATGTGGCCGCCGGGCATCTTGTGCATCGGCATCTTCGCCGACTTGCTTCCACCTGTCTTGCGTGCCATGTTCTTCCTCCTACTCGTACCAATGTGTTACAATGAGCCCATGAAAGGCCCACGCCCAAAGAGACTTGAAGAGCGTTACTGGCCAAAGGTTGATAAGCGCGGGCCGGATGAATGTTGGCCCTGGATCGGAAGTCGTGATGATTCCGGCTATGGGCACATCTACGTCCAGGCGAAGCATCGTCCTGAACCATCTCACCGCGTGGCCTTCTTTCTTGAACATGGACGCTGGCCAGCCACAGGGAAACATCTCGACCATTTGTGCCGCTTTCCCCCGTGCCAGAACCCAAGGCATCTTGAGGAAGTCACTAGCCGCGAGAACATGCAGCGCGGAGTTGGCCGCCCAGCCGAACGTTTCGTGCAAACGGCATGCAAGCGCGGCCATTCGTTCGATGAAGCCAACACTCGTATCTCGAAACGAGGTTCGAGAATTTGTCGCACCTGCCATCGAGACAGGGAGCGAAAAGCGAAACGCGCTTCCCGAATCATTCATAGTAAATATGACACCACGCTAGGCTGATCCTGTTCGTGGTGCTGGAGTATGCACCAAACGAACACGGCCAGAGCGCAGCCTGTACGTCCATCTTGCCCTGACTCGTGCCGTCGATGAACCACTCGATAGCGTCGGTCGTGCCCACCGTGCAGACGATCCTGAACTGGTGAAATGTCGCGTTGTCAGCCGATCCCGCATCGGAGTCGGCGGCGCTGCGGATCGTGAAACTCGTGCCGTCAGTGTGTATCCAGGCCATCGCATCGGCAGCGGTGCCCGATGTACCTCCCGCCTCGGTGAGCCCGAACCCCGTGCGCGTCTCATTCGCGGAGTGCGTTGTGAACGCGGCGAAGACTTCCACGATCAGCTTTGTCGGGTAGTGCCCCAGGAATTGTCCCGCCTGGAGCCCATGCGCGTAGTCTCCGAAGATCGTGGGCGACTGCAAGAGGTCGGTGTCGGCCCCAAGTAGGAACGAGTTGGGCGTCCCCACCGTCGCGCTCGACAGCAGGTCGCCGCCTGTCGGCGAGCTGTGCGCCAGCGTGGTCGTCGTCCAGCCAGCATTCTCTATGAGAACGCCGCCCTCTGCCGTGAGCTGTTCCGCGTTCTGGGCCAGGAGCCAGAAGTCAGTCCCCGGCTCGGTCGCCCAGTGAAGCGGATCGGTGACGTGGTGCCGTAGGTTGTGGCCCACTCGGACAACGCCATGTCCCCTTGGCAGGGACAGTTCCGTCGTCATTGTCCTTCTCCTTTACTCGCAGCCATGGTCAGCCAGTTTTCCTTCGATGGGCTTCCCACAGTTCTTGCACACCTTCGCGCCGACGCTCCGACCAGCCATCGCCAGCATCGCCTCGGTCTGGGTGCGCCGCTCGGCGCGGTCGCCTGCCTCGCGCTGCTCACGCAGGTACTCCTGGTACGCAGCCCATTCCTTCTTGTGCTTGCTCTTAGCCACTTCCTGCATCGCGTACTTGCTGGCAAGGTGAGCCGAAGCACACGTCTTCGCCGCGATACCCGCCGCTTCCAGCAGGCCGGATGTGCGCTCTACGCTCTCTGGATGAAGAAAGCACTTCACGTCGCCCAGCTTGTACTCCGGGGCCTGTTCTTTGTGGGATGTGAACGCGAAGCCCCCACCTTCCTTCTTGACCTGGAGCGCCTGCTTGGCCAGGTACAGCGGCATCGTGATCGGCTCGCCGTCCCGCATGGAGTAGATCGTCTCCGGCCTGCGGCCCGGCTGGTTGGGCGAGATGAAGATCACCTCCCCCTGGTCTTCAGCGGTCAGTTCGCTTATCTCAGCCTTGAGGTCACGTGCCCGCTGAACGTCTTGGATCGTGATGGCCATTCCGTTTCTCCTTGAACTTCCTCATGGTTCCCTGGTATGAAACCGGCGCGTTGCGCTGTACGGTCACGAGCGGACCGAAGGCGCTCCGGTTGTGAACAAACTCGTGGCGCTCCTCTATCTGGCGTGCAATGTCCTGGAGCAACGTGCTCTCGGCCCTGATCTCGCGGCGGCGTTTGGCCCACTTGTCGCTGTGCCGGTCTCGCTCGGCCATCTCCTGCAACTGCGCTACCGAGTTCTCGCCGAAACTGGGGTAGATCGTCTCCGTGGCGTCGGGGAAGTCCTCGGCTGGGCCGAAGTCCGTCTCGTACTTGGCGATGTTGTCACCGCGCACGACGAAGACCTGCTGTATCCAGCGCCATGAGGCGCTCCCGCCTGGGAACGACCTGAGACGCGGACCCTCCATGAGGCCGTGACAGCCTTCGTCGGGCCAGATGTGATCGGTGACGATGTGCATCAGACCTCCGCTTCCTCGCGGATTGGCGTCGGCGCTGCGACTTCCTCGGCTGGGCTGAACTCCCATCCCGTGTCCGTCACGACGAGCTGGGACGGCAGAGCCTTGCCGTCGCGCAGATCGCGGAGCCCCTGCTGGGTCGCAGTGAAATACTGCTGCAACTGCGCTATCTGCTCAGTCTGCCGTCCGTACAGCTCGTAGATGTTCATACCAGTACCCAGCAGGGGTTGTGCGTGATCTCTACGTCCACCAAGCCGGGAGGCTCAGTGAGTGAGTCCTGCATCCGGTACTTGAACTGCCCTTCGTGCTGGAGTTTGGGCTTGGGCGCGATGTGGATCGGCATCCCCCGCGCCCGTTCGCAGAAGGCCCAGTCCTCGGACAGGTGCTCATGGCCGTGCTCGGTGTCCACGACCATCGGCAGAAACATCGGGTAGAAGCCCTGGATGACGGGATGCATATCCCTCGCCACGTACTCCACGACGTTCCGGTGGATTGCCATGAACCCCGCTGAGACGTAGGTGGCGGGGATCAGCCTGTCCTCTCCCATGACGAAGCGGCAGGGCTCGTCCATGCGGAAGGTCATACCGCGCACTCCTTCCTTGAAGGAGCGCTTCGGGTAGAGGCCCGCCACGATGCCGCCTGTCTCGGCGCACTTCTCAGCGAGATAGCGCAGGTCGCCGTGCTCCCAGGAGATGTCGTGATCCACCATGAGCATCACGTCACCAGCGTCTTTGTCGATCAGGAAATGAGACGCTGCCTTGCTCCGCGCCCGCTCGATCAGGGCATCGTCCTTGACAACGCCATGAATGAGGTCGGGCCAGACACGCGCCTCCCGGCTAACCGAGATGTGCGTGTCCCCCGAAAGCCCTGCATACGCGAACACGTACAGCGTCGCCTTCATTAGCTGGTAGCGAACACGAAGTTGCCGCCCGACTGGTCGTAGCGCAAGTAGATGGGCGTGCCAGCGCTGTTGAGGAACTTCCAGAGAAGCACCTGGTCGGTCTGGCTTACGGTCGTCAAGACGCCTGTGGTGTCGAGGATGGTGTCGAAGGACTCGCTGGACTGGTTGGTCGCCGCCGCTCCGAGGACGGCGGCCATCTTCACCACTGGGCCAGAGACACCTTCCTGCTGGCCGAAGAACAGGTAGGAACCTGCTGGAGTCACGGGGTTGCCCGCCGTCAGCGTTGAGCCGTCCTCTACCTGCACCTTGGAACGGACGCCCGCTTGGTATGAAATCGTGCCGGTGTAGGCCGAGCTGTTGATGTTGATCTCTCCCGTCACGCCAAAGGCGGCAGAGATGTTCCCCGTGGTGGTCGAAGCGATGTTCGCCCTGCCGTTGATACCCTCAAGGGTGCCGATGGCGACCGCCGCCGATTGCCGAGCCGTGACCTCCATGCCGGAGATCGTTGCGGAGTTGGCGACACCAGAGCGGACTTCCAAGAAGATGCCGCGCCGGGTAGAGTTCCCCGTCTCAGCGAACGTCCAGCGCAGCTCCCACACCTCGCCGAAGGTGTAGGAGTCGGGAATGGTGATCGCCGCTCCGTTGTGGGAGCTGGTCGAGATGCGCCCGTTCTCGTCAAAGACGTAGGGCGGCACGTCGCCGATCAGCCGACCGGCGGCGAAGTCCTCTGCGTAGAACATCAACACGCTGTTGACGTTCGCGCCGGAAGCGATGCTGTTGCTCCGGCGAAAGCCTCTTCGTCCTGGCATTGTTTCCTCCTTGCCGGATCAGGCCGGCACGTGAAAGGAGTTAAGGGGCGGTGCTACCCGCCCCTGTCACTCGCTAGTTGTATCTCCAGTCCCGGCCAGCCCTGATCTCGAAGTAATCGACTTCGAGCGTCCGGGCGTTGCCTGATCGGTTCTCGTGCATCAGGCAGGCAAAGAACAGGTCGGTCGTGGTCAGCAGCGTGCCGGTGGTGAACCGCTTGATCAGCCGCAGCGGCGTCTCGTTGGCCGAGTTGGCGTGTCCAGCGTCTCCAAACCAGCACTCACCGGAGCCATCGGGGTACAGAACCACCTCGGCCTCAAACCACTGGTCAGCGGTCAGAGTCGCGTTGGCCCGATGCCCCAGCGTGCCGGTGTCAGAAATCGCGGCCCCACCATCTCCCATGCAGGCACGGAAGTCGTCGGTGGTGGCGTCCACATCGTAGATCAACCCCAGGATGCCACCCGTGCCGTTCCAGGTCAGGGTAGTTCCTGTGGCGAACTCGATGGGCATGACCGGCGTGGTCGTGTCCAGCGTCTCGGAGAACCCGAAGAACACGGACGTGTCCACGTTCGAGTACTTGAACCTGGAGCGGACGCTGATCGTGCCGTCGCGGGGAGCGAATGGCCCCATCCGAAGCACTGCGTTGTCGTTGTCCGCCGCAGCCGTGCCAAGCGCCAGGATGCCGCCCGACTCGTCTGTGGTGGCCGCGTAGGTCTCTGTGTTAACGCCGAACGCCTGAATAGGCACCAGCGAAGCGGCGTCGCCGTTCGACCCCAAGAAGTCGTGACGGAAATACGGGAGTAGTCCCTGTGGCATTGTTGTCTCCTCCTAATGGATTCCTTCCACGGCCCGAAGACCATGAAACACTAGGAAGGCTCCTCCGCATCTGCGAGAGCCTCTTCCTCAGCGACCTCGGCGACCGCTTCCTCAGCGGCGACTTCGGGCTGAGCGTTGTTCAGCAACGCCTGTAGCGTCTGCTGGTCGTGGCCGGAGATGCCGCGCTTCGCCACGCGCTGCGCGATGATCGCTTTCGCCGCGTCAACATCTCCAGCCAGGATCAGGTCTGCGATGTCCTGATGCTCCATGCTTGGTTCTCCTACGCTTCCTCTGAGGCGCAAGTCTCCTTGCTCATCAGAGATGTACAGCTCGCTACGAGGTCGGCGCGGTTGCGTCGTGGAGGTGCCGGTAGGCAAAGACCTGGCTCCCTGCGCTTGTCCGTTCGATGAAGCTGTACTCACTGACCATCGACACGACATCGGCACCGCCGCCGAAGTAGATGTCGCGGTCCTTCTCGGTCTTGATCGCCATGCCTCTGCAAGCGACAACACCATCCCGCGTGTGGGTCGCACCGTTCGCGTCTGGAGTCGAGTCCACAGTCATGTTGCCATCGACGTAGACATTGGAATCCGCGACGCTGCCAGCGAAGCCCTTGCGGTACATCTCCTCGGTCAGCCCGTTCTGGACGGTGTAGGTGCCGACTCCAGCGAGGATTTCGTTCTGGAGGTCGTAGATGCCATACCCGTGCAGGACTGTGAAGACTTCCGCGTTGCTCGGCTCCGTGACGTTGGAACGTGCGCGGTTGACCGCCGCCGAGATGTGGCCGAACGAGATCGGGTTGCCCGTGCCCGGCGAGGCACCCGTGCCGAAGCTGGAGAACAGCGCCAGGTAGTCCTCGTCCTCGCCCCGCTTCATAGCGTTGCCGCAGAGGGAGCCGAACTTGGCCGTGACCACCGAGGCGAGCTTCCGGTAGGTCTTGTCCGTGATCTTGATGATCACCTGGGACAACTGCGGCTCCGTCGAGAGGAGCTGCCCGGAGAGCGTCTGGTAGTTCCGGTTGTCCGTGGTCTCCGTGATGGTCTGCTTGTTGATCTGGTTCAGCGAGAACTCCGTCCAGTTCAGACCCGTGTTAGGGGTCTGCTTCTGAACGTCGCATGTTCGCATCCAGGTTCCTTCGTACTCTCGGATCAGCCGCGCCTGCGCGACGATACTCGGCAGAGCGCTGGTCAGAGAGCCAGTGCTTGTTTCCCCTGCCATCGTTTACTCCTTAGCTTGAGGCCCTACGGGCCATGATTTCCTTGATGGTTGAAATTGGCGTCTCCGGGTCGAGTAGCATCTTGTCTTCCTGTTCCCTGCTACGCGGCCCTTTGCCCCCTCCCGCCAGCTTGGCCCCATTCGCCGATCCCTTGGCGATTTGCACCAAGAGCATCCGCGCCTCCAGCACCTTCGCCTCTTTCTCTGCATCCGCCTTCGCCTTCTTCGTCACCGTCTCCGGCGCGTTGCGCCGGGCAGCTTCCAGATAGACGAGAGCGAGTAGGCCGCCAATAGAAGCGGGGCTGAGCGGCTGCCCCTGTTCGTCCGTGGCCTTACCACTCAGCAGCCAATCACGCGCCCCGCGCTCATCTGCATTGAGAGAGCGGTGCTCAGGACTGGCTTCGAGGATGTCCAGGATTTCGTTGCGGGAGTGGGTGTAGGCGTAGGCGAACGCGGCTTTCTGCGCCTCGGTGACGTAGTATTCCACGTCTGCCGCCACCTTATTCGGGTCGCCCAGCGGCACCCTGTCAGCGTCGAGTTCGACGGGGTAGCCCCCAGCGTCCTTCGCCTGAGTGGCCTGCCTGAGCGAGTTGCGGGCTTGTGTCTCTAGCCCCTGAAGCTTGGCCAGGATGGCACCAGCAGCCCGTTTCGGTTGGTACGCCTGAAGCGCGCCCTGATAGCCTTGGAGCGCCGCCTGGCGCTCGCGTTGGTTCAGGCCGTACTCGCGCTGATGGAGCGCTTCGTCGGGAGGTAGCTGCTCCTCTTCGGGGGCCTTGATCCCTAGCTCTTTGGCGAGGTCGGGGTCTTCGGCAAGGAGCGTCTGGAGCGCGTCCTTGACCTGCGCCCTGGGGTCGGCTTCCTCTTCGTGAGTTCCAGCTTCCTCGCCTTCCGGCGGCGCTGCTTCGGGCGCTACCTCTTCAGCGAGAGCCTCTTCCTCTGGAGCCGGTGCTGGCGCTAGGGGTTCTTCGTCTGTGGGAGTTACGGTCTGAGTAGTCAAGAGCGCAGCTACCTTTCTCGGCGCTGCGCTCGTAGGCGTCGTGGCCTGCTTAGAATGTAGACCTTGATAGCTAGACTGTCAAGGCGGTTCCTACCGTCTCTTCCTTCCCGAACATGAAGTAACGCGAGCGGTGGCAGCGAGGGCAGCCGATCTCGACCTTACCCTCGCTGAACTTCAAGCGCAGGATGCCCCTGCATTCCTGGCCTGGAATGCGCGGGTGCGGATAAGGGCAGCGGTACTCCGTCATGCTATACTAGGCTTCCTATGATGAGGTGGCTCTCGGAGATCGGTCATCGTATCCCCTGGTTTTGGATAGCCATGAGCGTGTTCTTGATTGTGCTCACGCTTTACATCATCTTCCCTGGCCAGGGCCAAATTGCTGAGCCAGGGAACTGGAATGATCCCGATCCATACGAACCAGTCATTGTCTTCCCGCTCTGGCCTTAGCCTGTGCATACCACTGGTCATCGAACAATTCTGGATAGAACGTCCCCATCAGACCGCTCTCATGCTGCATCAGGAACTGGATGTAGGCAGGGTTGCGCT